CAGCGGATTATTGACGCTCAGAAGTCGGTGCTTGTGCATTTTAACATTGATTACACCCTGCATCGTGAGAACGTAGATCATGGTCAGTGGATGAACCGCATCATGGAAGCCTCGACTGATCAGGTTGTGGGGTTTTTAGATGTGGATTGTGTTCCCATGAACAGGCAGATCGTGCCGGCAGCCCAGACCTATTGCGTGAAGAACAAGAGCTTCATTGGGATTGCCCAGGTCTCCAATCACATCCCACCGGCAGCCCATATTTATGCCGCGCCAGCGTTCTTCTTCATCAATCGTCAGGCTTGGTTAGACCTCGACAGGCCCACCTTTTGTTCAACTCCTAGCTCGGACGTTGCTGAAAATGTGAGCTATGCGGCTGAGGAGCGTGGTTTGCCCTATCGTGCGTTGTACCCTGTGAAGTGTGTTGAACCTTTGTGGCGGCTGGGGAACTACGGCATGTACGGCATTGGCACGGAGTTCATTGGCGGCATTTACCACCTCTATCAAAGCCGCATGTCTGAAAACATGAAGATGTTTGAACGCGTCTGTGAAGAGGTTGTCAGCCAATGAAATTTTTTGTTGGAATGCACATTCCTGCTCACGCCGATAAAGTTGAAAATGCTTTTATATCGGTCAATCGGATTCGTAACAGAAAAGGTTCATTTCCTGTTAAAAATTGGATTATGGATTCTGGTGCATTCACAACCATTGCCAAACACGGTGGGTATATCGAGCCTGTGAGCGTTTATGCCGAACAAATTAAAAGATGGAAAAACAATGGAAATCTTTTGGCAGCTGTTGCACAAGATTACATGTGCGAGCCTCACATGCTTGCCAAAACGGGCATGACCGTTGATCAACACCAAAAACTAACAATTGAACGGTACGACGCTCTAATTGCAGAAAGCACCGGAGTTTACATCATGCCGGTGTTGCAAGGATATGATCCTCAAGATTATGTAAATCACATCAATATGTACGGAAAAAGATTAGCTTATGGATCTTACGTTGGTGTTGGAAGCGTTTGTAAACGCAACAGTGACCCACAATCAATTGTTGCTGTCATCAAAACTATTAAACAATGCCGCCCTGACCTTCGCCTTCATGGATTTGGTGTTAAAACGACTTCTTTAGCTTTATCTGAAATAAGAGATGAGCTTGAATCTGCTGATTCTATGGCTTGGTCTTTTTCTGCAAGAATGGAAGGCAAAGGTTCAAATGATTGGAGAAATGCAGTTAAATTTGAAAAGAAAATTAAAATGCAACCCGTACAGATGGCTTTGCTATGAAGTTTGACCTCAATCACTTCTACCACTTTTGTAGGCAGCTCAAGATTGAAACCAAAGAGCATGGCCTCAAGAAGATGGACAACCTTCTCGGTAGCCAGACCTATGTGATGGAAGAGATTGCAAAGGGTCTTGAGGATGATTGTCACTTCTTCGTTATTCTGAAAGGACGGCAACTTGGAATCACTACCATCAGTCTTGCTCTGGATTTGTATTGGCATTTTATCACTCCTGGGATGCAGGGAACACTAACGACGGACACGGAAGAAAACCGTGACATGTTCCGCTCGACACTTGCCATGTACATGGACGGGTTGCCCAAAGAGTATAAGATCCCCGCACTGGCGCATAACCGCAACAGCCTGTCGCTGAAGAACCGTAGCCGCTTGTTTTATCAGGTGGCTGGCTTGCGAGCGAAGGGATCACTGGGCCGAGGTAAAGCTATTACCTATTTGCACGGCACAGAGACGTCCTCGTGGGGCGATGAAGAAGGTCTAGCATCATTGCTGGCCTCGCTGGCAGAAACCAACCCCAACCGCCTCTATATGTTTGAAAGCACGGCCCGTGGCTTTAACATGTTCCATGACATGTACGTCACTGCCAAACGCGCCAAGACCCAGAGAGCTATCTTCTGCGGCTGGTGGCGTAACGAGCTTTACTCGGTTGCCGGTGACAGCAATGTCTACAAAGCCTATTGGGATGGTCGCCTGACTCCTGAGGAGAAAGAATGGACCAAGGACATTAAGAAACTTTACGGCGTTGAGATCAACACTCGGCAGATTGCTTGGTGGCGGTGGAAGCTGGCTGAAGGGATCAAAGATGATGCCCTGATGTTCCAAGAGTTCCCGCCGACCGAGGACTATGCCTTCGTCATGACCGGCAGCTCCTTCTTCTCGAACAGCCGCATCACTGACGCAATGAAGATAGCTAAGAAAAGAACATTTGATGGTTACAGGTATGCTTTTGGAAATAGCTTTCAAGATACTGAAGTTCTTAAATCGTCTGAACGTCTTGCCACCCTCAAGATCTGGGAAGAACCTATTGACACGGCCTACTACGTCATTGGTGCGGATCCGGCTTATGGCTCGTCAGACTGGGCTGATCGTTTTGCCATTCAGGTCTTCCGCTGCTATGCGGACGGCATGGAACAGGTTGCCGAGTTCGCTACGTCGGAACTCAACACTTACCAATTTGCGTGGGTCATCGCTCACCTTGCAGGAGCATATAAAAACTCGACGCTCAACCTCGAAGTCAATGGCCCTGGGCAAGGGGTCATCCAAGAACTCAGGAACCTTAAAAGGCAAGCGGTGGTCCTCGGTGGTCAGCCGGGCAAAGACTTGATGGCTGTGCTGTCTTGCATGACCAACTACATCTGGCGCAAAAACGACACCCTCGGCGGCCTGACTAATTCTATCGGATGGTTGACTACTCACGCGTCCAAAGAACGTATGATGGGTTACACCAAAGATTATTTCGAGCGTCAGATGATGGACCTTTACTCCGAGGATTTGCTTGAGGAAATGAAAACCATCCGTCGTGAAGGCGGGGCAATCCATGCGCCAGGGCGGGGCAAAGATGATCGTGTGCTTGCTACTGCTCTTGCCGTTGCAGCGTTTGCTGAACAAGTTCAACCTCAGTTGATCATGCGCCGCATTACCCGCACGGTCAGTCAAACGGAAGCCAACAGCACCCCTGAACAACTCTCGGTCGGGCGCAATGTGTCTACCTACCTCAAGAAGCTAGGGCTTTACGGGCAATGACAAAGGCAGAACTCTTTCGACAGATGGCTCGGTTTGCCAAAGACCCCAACAGGGCGGTGTCGTGGGACTTTTTTGCCGAGATGACGGGGATTTCTGCCCAGCATTTGCAGGATGTGTTTATTACTCGCAAGCATCCAATGACTGAAACGACCCAGATCAGGGTTACTCGTGCCCTTGAAAAGCTCAAGCGTGGGGATGTGACGGTCATGCAGAACCGCGACCGCACCCGATTCCTGCAATACAACAAGGAACCAAAGCCCCGTGTGGTGCGTGATAACCGCATTGCCTTTGAAGGTGGGCAGTTCAAACTGCAAATAGGGCTTAGAAACAAGTCAGATTACTCTCATCCAGACCTAAATGAACAAATAGGAGACCGAAATGGCCGTATTAAAGTCATATAAGTGCGAAGAACACGGATACTTCGATGCGTGGGAACAAGCGTGTGAACACTGCGCTAAAGTCCCTGAACAGGTCTTTTTGAAGCCTTTTTCGATCAAATCAGACCGCACAAAGAAAGCTGACCGCACTTTGAAGGGTTTGGCTAAAGACTTTGGCATGACCAATCTCAAGTCTACCCGTGAGGGCGAGTCGCAGACCGGCTACCACACCCGCAACAACAAGCCTGTGTCCAAGCAAGAGCAAGAGTTTGCCAATCAACCTCCCAAAGGTTACGAGGCTGCTAACAACGGTGGCGTGAACTGGGGCGGTGCGGCTGGCATGAGTATGCCTAGCGTATTGGCTGGAACTGCTGTAAAGTCAGTCTACGGTGAGCCGACCGGTTTTAACCCGCGTAACGTCGAGGGTTTGACAGGCCCGAAACCAAATATGATAATGCGAGATCATGAGAACCTTTCTCTCAAGGACAGCAAATGAAGATTCCTAGTGACCCGCTCGACAGAGAATATTTCTACAATAGCTTGATCGAGAAGTGCATGGTGTCACGCGACGAGCGGCGTTCTGACTACGCGTCGCTCCGTTCCTATTATCTTTTTGGAAACTCTCCTGAAGAAGAGCCAGCTCTCTACAACAAAATCTTTTCCCACATTGACCAGCTCTGCTCGTTTCTTTATTCGGCAGAGACTACGCGCTTCAACATTTCTCTTGGCGCAGCAGTGCATGAAACAGAACATACCAAGATCCCTGCTTTGACTCAGCTAATGCACGACGAGTGGAACAATTCAAACGCCGACCAAGTGTTCTCGATGGCCCTGACTTGGAGCCTTGTTTACAACTCTGCGTTTATAAAACTTTTGATCCACAAGAACTCAATCCATCCGTATTTTGTGGACCCAGGCAACGTGGGCGTCCTGCGCGAGGACATTGCGTACACCGACCGGCAGCAAGCCTTCTGCATGACGTACTACATCACAAAGGCTGACTTGCTCGCTCGCCTCTTCTCGCATCCAAAACGCGACAACATTCTGAAGCGCGTGACTTCCGCAATGAACCAGCCTCAGCAAATGCCTGACGGCATCAACCGCATCATTATGTCTCAAGTCGATCCAACCATGTACGGTAACGTCAATCTGGATCTGTCCGGCTTTAACCGCATGAAAGCGCGGTTGGCTGAAGATACCATTGAGATGACAGACCTTTACGTCTGGAACGACGATACTGAAGATTACCAGATTGTAACCAAAGCAGAGCCTGACGTGATCATTTATGACCGCGAAGGCGATAGCATGTTCTTGAAGGGCGAGTTGCCGTTCATCCAGCTCTGCCCAAATCCGCAATACGATTACTACTGGGGACAATCCGAGGTTCAAAAGCTCGTTGCACTGCAACAGATGCGCAACAGACGCATGACTGAGATTTTGGATCTGCTTTCTAAACAGGTCAATCCACCGATTGCCTTGTCTGGCTTTACAGGCATCTTGGATGAGAAGAACTTTGCGCTCAATCGCGCTGGTGGCCTTCTTTCGACCGACATGCCTAATACTAAAGTTGAAAAGCTAGCTCCTACAATCCCACAAGATTTGTACGCGCAGCTCAAAGAAATCGACTCCATGATGGAAGAAGCGTCGGGGATCTCCTCGGTTCTTCAGGGGCGTGGGGAACAAGGTGTGCGCTCTGCGGGTCACGCATCGCAATTAGCGCGGCTAGGATCAAGCCGTGCAAAGAAACGGGCATTGGTTGTTGAGGATGCTCTTGAGAAAATGGCAACATTGTATCTCAAGATCATGCAACAATACGACCCAACCCATCTTCGTGATGCAGACGGTGTTAAGTTCATTCCCGAACAGTTCACCCGCGATTACGTTGTAAAGGTTGATGCCCACTCTAACAGCCCGATCTTTATGGAAGATCTGCGCTCGCTGGCGTTTAATCTGTTTAAGGCTCAGGCAATTGACAAAGAAAGCCTCCTTGACTTGCTCGACCCGCCAATGAAGCAGATGCTTAAGGATCGCTTGAAGAAGATTGAGGAAAAGGGTGCACAGCAAGCTGCTGAGAAGCCACCTCAAAAACCTAAGGCAGTTGCGTAATGGCAAAGCGTTTAACGTCAGGCGCGGGCGGTCAAATGCGGGCAAAAGCAAGCAATTTGGCAAAGTCTAATAAACCTGCTAGTCTTACCTACAAGATACAGAATATTCGTTCTAAAGCTCCTGCTGCAAAGCGCGGTGGCCCTAGGATGAAGAGATACTGATGTGAAAGTCAGTTCGCAATTGGGGACGTTCACTTTAACCTAGGAGAGCTTAACATGGCTCGTCGTCGCGGTCGTAAAGCAAAGCGTTAATCCTCTAAGGATTACGTTATCACCCTTCCCACAACACCTTTCTAGAGGAGCGCATCATGCGTCGCAAAGGTCGTAAGGCAAAGCGTTAATTACTACGGGTTCGTCCCGCTAGTTAATGCGTTTCCCTTGAGGGGGAGGGAACTTCAAATATATTCTCCCTCGATTTTTCTATCTGAGGATTTGTTATGGCGAACGAACAAGACTTGATGGCTATGATGTCGGGTGGCCCTGCTGCCGGTGGTGCTTTACCACCAGGTGCGCCTCCTTCAGATACTACGCCTCCTATTCCTACGCCGATGTCCACGCCTGAACCTAAAAACGGTCAGCGCGAGGCAGCATTGATCAATGTGAGCATGGCTCTTGATCTGCTGGAACAAGCTCTTCCTGCTGTTGGCAGCGAGTCCCCAGAAGGTAAGCGTCTGATGTCTGCACTGTCGGCATTGACCGGCCTTCTCGGACCCAAGAAGCAGAAAACCGGCGAACTTCAAAACGCTGAGATTCTGCAACTGTTGCAAAACCTTCCTCAAGCCGGTGGCGGCACTCCTGGTTCTCGTTCGATTGCTGGGGCACCTCCAAATCTCGGTTTGATGAATGCTCCAGGTGGTCCTCCCGCTGGCGCACCTCCAATGCCCCCTCCAGGCGGTATGCCTCCTGGTGGCGCACCTCCCATGCCGATGTAAGGATGTCCTAACATGGATCTTTTTAAACCTCG